ATAACTTAGCTCATTCCAAGCATCTAATACCATGTTTTCCATTTTAATCTCCCTGCTGGTAGTTTTTTACATTGATACCTAAATGGTTTCCATAAAGGATATGATTTATTAACTTGCCTACTAATAGACAATGCTCTTTGTTTACAATCAAATTCTGTTTCATATGGTCCATATTGATCCTCTAGCGTTATGCAGTTATTAGGTGCTCCAATTACACACATTATTACTAGTGCTTTAAACATATCATTTCTTGTTCATCCAAGCAGTTGTACCCATATACGCTCCTACTATACCAGCACCTGACAAATAAAACAAATTACTTATATCAGCTAACGCCTTAACACGTTCCACGTCAACAATAAACATAGCTAGAGTAAACGCACCCATAGCTATCAACGTGTATCTAGCCATACGTAACTGTGCTAACTGTTTTCTTAACTGCGTCTCAGTTTCTTTTATAGCTTTAGCATTTTCTATCTCCTCGTCGGAGACAACACCATCACCATCCAGATCGTACTCGTTATATTTGCTTTCTACTTGTAGTTTTTTTGCTGCCATTTATTTTGCTATACTCCTTAAACTTTCCATGACTTGGTCTATAGAAGGCTCTTTACCATTGGGATTAAGTTTACATTTATATTTTCTAGGGCATCCTATGTGAATATCTGTAAACTCTAATTCATATGTTTTTTGTGCGCCTACATATACACAAGCCATCTTATCTTTAAATACCTTTTGTATTTTTAATCTACATGTTGTCATGACTGGTTGTATAATAGTGCCATTATTAATTTTCTGTTGCCTGGTTAAATTCTTAGATTTATATTTATAACCATCTGCATACGATTTGTTAAACCATATAGATGCTACTAACAACATAAATCCACCAACAAATAATACCAAAAACAACCAAGCAATACCTTCACCCATCTGCCGTCTCATCTGTTGTTGTTTATATACGGTCTCTTGTCTTTGTTTTCTTATTTGACCTTCCATATGTAAAAGTTCATTATATGCTTGCGGCCCATAAGTCATATTTAAAAACATCTTGAGTTCGTATCTTTGTTCCTCAAGTTTCTTTTTTGCAGCGTATGCAGCCATCGCTGCCTCTTCGATAGAACCAGCTTTAAACAATTTACCAAACAGGGGAGGATTTTTAGCTTGTTTTTCCGCGTTGTCAACATCACTCACAGCCCCCATCCATCTACCGATATCGCCAGACATTTGTTCAATATCACGACCTACGGCAAATCCTTGTTTAATTGCAGAAAAAGCTTTGCTAGCGACACCTACTGCTATCGATATGGTTACAGGATCCATTACTCATTACCTTAATAATACCCCCACTAAGAGGACGATTGTTGTTCCTGCAGTACCTATCATAATATGCTCGATACGTTTTATTCTTAATATAGTTTCTTTCCATCTTTCTGCACAAACAGCTTCGTGTGTGTCTATCTGCGCCTTTACGTCTGATACTTTCACTAGTCAGCTTCCTCTATTGTATTGTAAGTGTTCCATCATCTACTTTAGCTTGAATATCACTAGGAAGATTGTCTTTATTTTGTTTTAACCATTCTTGAAAATCTGGATTTTTGTCTGTGGCATGAAGTCTTATCTTATCATCATTATCAACTTTGCCATACATTTGTGTTCCATCTTCTAACGTATAATCTACTTTATATGTTTTCACAAATCTCTCCTATAACTCTGCACTAAATGCTATAAAGCTACTATCATTTTCCGACCTCATAAAAGCAGCATCACCTGATGTTTTTCCTGCACCACTTGAGATTAAATTAACTAATGCTTTTTCAGAGGTAAAACCAGTTGCTGTTGGACCAGTCGTACCATTGCTATCACTAGTAACTCTAATTGAATAATGACTAGATGTTCCACTTTGTTCAATAGCTGTTGGTGGGGCTCTCATAGGTACTGGAAATACAAACATAAAAGCACCTGTTTGAGTACCGTCCATATTACCCATACAAGGATATGCTTCATTAACTCCTAGACCACCTACTACAGAATCAGGTGTTCGGTAATAATAGCGATAGCAAAGCTGTTTCTCTTCTCCTAATGACCTATACTCAAATGGTGTGGCTTGTGAGCCTACTTCTAGTTGTACTCCAGTAAGAAAGAATGTTGCAGATGTACTTTCAAATATAGAATTAATACCAACTGCAAAATTTGCAACAGTATCACTTTCACAAGCAGTAGCTAAAGTACCACTTGTAAAATTTGAACCTGCATGAAGTATAAATCTTAATTCTAAGTCATTAGTATTATCATTACCTAATGCACCTGTTGTGTCAGCAGGAAAAGTTATTGTTTGTCTTGCCCAAGAAGTTGTAACTGGAAAAGTTGCACCTACAAATCTGTCATTATCAACATCATACAAAGCACATACATAAGTGGCTGAATCATGTCCTTTTACATAGAAAGATACTGTAACTTTTTCGGCATCACTTGTACCCTTTTTTAACTGTTGTAAATCTTGCCCTTCAATTCTTTGAACAAACATAAATCTTTCTGTTGCTGCAATAGAAGTGTCTGCTGTAGTACAAGCCATCTTAAAACAATTAGCAAATCCAGGCAAATCTGTTATTGCTGTTTGCGTTGCAGTATATCTACCTGCTCCAGCAGCAACGGTATGTCTCCATCTATCTTGAGCAACATAGCCTTCATCTCCATCGCCTAACCCAGTAACACTCGTACTTCTCTGTGCCACGTTCATTGCACCATTTATGAGAATATTTCTTCGCCCACCAATCTGACTATTGGTTATGACTTCACCCATCTTTGCTAATTCTGCTGCTTTGGTCATTTGTTATGCTCCTAACAATGCACTTATTTCTTCATCAGTCAAACCTAAATCTTTTAGCTTGGTTATCGCTGAAGTTTTATTATTGGCTTTTGTAGTTTCTTCATCTTTTATTTCTTGTATTTTTGCATTTACTTCTTTTTCTGTTGGCATAGTTGCTGTCTTGTCATTAAGAATGATATTCTCATAAGCCATTCTTTTACTGCCAATGTAATCTTTTTTCCAACCATACCATTGATTTTTATCAGTATTAAATCTAACTAATGCTTCTTGTAAATAATCTCTATCCATTATTGACTAGCTCCTAATTTAATAAAACTAAAACTTGTTCTATTTCTATTACTATCTCCTTGTAATCTGCAATTAGCTGAAAAACCACTTGTTGTGAATTTAACTTGAAACGTACTAGCGTTAGTTACATTAACAAAAACACAACTATATACACTATTCATATCAAAAGCACTACCACCACCCCCACCTGTGGCAACTGCACATTCATCAAAAGCTCCACCACTATTACTTGAAACATTTGTGATAACCCCAACTTGATTGTCTGAAACTGCTATGGTAGATGGATTACATATTACTTGATATAAACCAGTAGAAGGAAATGTGAAAATACCACTGCTTTCAGTCATGCCAGTTCCTATTTTAGAAAAGGTAGCATCATCTACTCTTTCTAAATTTGCTGTTACGTCTGCATTTGCACCATTAGATGTATCTGATGTTAATCTAAACATATCAGCTTCAGCAATAAATGCACCAACAGGAGTTTGACTAAAAGTAACGACACCACCACTAGAGATAGACATTGCGTCTGTATCACTAACACTACCTATATTACCACCATCAGCAACTACAACTCCACCACCAAATGTGACTGCACCACTAAAAGTACCCCCTGCACTCTGACTAACTGCATCTGGTACAGAAAACACATCATAGACTACCATCTCAATGATGTCATCTAAACTAGCAGATTGAACTAGTACAACTGTTGTGCCTGTAGTTGCTGTGTAGTCATCGCCGGGTACAAGTAGTATACCATTCTGATATACATCCATGTACAAACTATCTGTGTAGGTAAGTGTCAATCCGTTTGCATCAGTGCTACTGAAGCTAGACTGACCTGCCGTAGCTTGGTATTGAAATCTACTACGTACTCCCTGTGAAGGAGATTTGCCTATATATGCCATTCGTTACTCCTTAACTTGGTTTCGTTGGAAAAGTAATGTTGCTCAAGGCATTATCACTAGGTGTTTGACTTGTTATATCTCTCAAGGCTTGTCTGTATGTTTTCCAAGCATCACTCATTGTTACATCAGAGTTACCCATGTAATCTGTTTCAGCTAGTAGTGCATCTCTTTGTCTACGAAGTTCTGCCATACGTCTGTTAGGTGCATCATTATTCCATGCAGTATTTCTTGCATCATATTCTGCTTGTTCTGCATCAGTTAGTTGCACTAACTTATAATCAATCATCCTGTTTACATTAGCCATATTAAGTCCTCAATCCATAGAGTTTAACTGTACCACTTGCTATGGTATTACCACTTCCATCAGCACTACTAAAAAACAACCTAAAACCATTTACAACATTTGCCCTATTAGCTACAATTAATGTACCAAATACATCACACCCTTGATGATTTCCACTAGTGTTATTTAAATTATTTGCCCCAGTACAATTAAAAGGAAAAGTTGTATTGTTTACATTTCTTAAATACAAAAAACCAGATATACATTCGCCAGTACCACTTCCAACAAGAGCTGCTGTTTGTCTTATAAGAGTTGTACCATTTGAACTGTCATAAGTACTGCTACCTGCGAGACTTACTTCATAGGCATAAATACTTCCAGTTTGTATTGTACCACCCACAAAAACTCTACTATCTAACTCTACACCATCTGCACTTGGAGCAAGGCTATATGATAAAATATATTCATCATAAGTTCCATTTATGTAAGTAGATGAAATATCATATTCAGATACTGGACTTGATATAGTGGCATTTAATAGCAAATTCATGCCACTACCACTTACAGTTCCAGTAAATGCAAAGTTATCTGCTAAATTTATTCCATCAGCTTGTACTTTTGTTAAAGCCATTCGTTACTCCCTATGCGTATGGACTGTCACCTAATGTGCTTGTATCCCAAGCAGCTTTAAGTTTAGCTATAGTGTCTGCA